CGCCAGGCGAAGGCCGATGTGTGCCCTTCGCGGCGCTTGACCTGTCTCTCGAAGGATACTCCCGCATGGGCATCTCGAATTTCCCGGCCTTGTTGCAGCCTCTCATCCAGCAGGGCTTTCTGGAGCGCGAGTTTCAGCAGGCGCTCACTTCGCGGCTTGGCTACCGGGCGTGCGCCGACCGCGAGGACATCGCGGTCGGCATCGGCGAGACGCTCACCAAGACCCGTGCCGGCCTGAAGCCGTCGGTCACGACCCCGGTCCCGCCGGCGACCAACACGAACCTCGACAACGGCCTGACGCCGACAAACTGGGGAGTCGAGCAGTACACGCTCACGATGAACCACTACGCAGCGACCACCGACCTCAACATGATCACAAGCCGCGTTGGTATCGCGAGCGTCTTTCTGCACAACGCGTACGTGAACGGCGAGCAGGCGGCGCGCAGCCTCGACGAGCTGGCCCGCAACGCCCTCTTCTCGGCCTATTTCGGCGGCAACACGCGGGTGAGCGCCAGTCTCTCAAGCGCCGGCACAAGCATCACGGTCGATGACGTGCGTGGCTTCACCATGACCAGCGTGAACGGGGTGCAGCTCCCGGTTAGCCCCTCAAATCCGCTTACGGTGACGGTTGGGGCCAACGCTTACGCGCTGGTCGGCGCCAGCATCGACGCGGTCAGCACCTCCACCACGCCGAACGGCATGTCCGGCACGCTCACCTTCTCCGGCAACGTCTCGGTGTCTGACGGGACCGCGGGAAACACGGTGATGGCCGCCAACGCGTCCGTCATCATCCGGCCCGCCGCGCGCGGCAACGCCAGCCAGCTCGCCGCCACCGACAGCCTGGCCATGGGCTGCTTGCTGGACGCCGTGCGAAGCTCCGAATGAACGCGGTGCCGGAGATCGCCGGCGCCTACAACTGCTATCTCGACCCCGTGTCGGCCCGGCAGCTCTTCGCTGATCCGGATTTCAAGCAGCTTTTTCAAGGCGCGACCTCGGCGAACCAGGTCTTCCAGCAAGGCATGGTGAACCAGTTTCTTGGGCTGCGCTTCATCCCCACGACCGAGGCGTATGTGCAGCCGCACCCGTCGCTTCCGGGGCTCATGGTGCGCCGCCCGATCATCTGCGGCCAGGGCGCTCTCATCGAAGGCGACTTCGAGGGCATGGCTGCCAGCGACGTCGCTCCCAAGGACTCGATTGTCCATATCGTCGACAAGGTGGCGATGGTGACGCGTGAGCCGATCGACCGGTTGCAGCAGATCATCGCGCAGTCCTGGTATTGGATAGGCGGCTTCTGCGCCCCGTCGGACACGACCACCAATCCCGCCACGATCCCAACGGCCACCAACGCCGCGTTCAAGCGCGCGGTGATGATCGAGCACATTGGCTGAGCCGCCAGCGGCGGGCGTCACCCGGCGCCCGCCGCGACGGGCCTGCGCCGAGCAACCTCTCCAATAGCGGGTTCTTGCGGTGTTCACCAACGCGGAAAAAACCGACATCCGCCGCTTCTGCGGCTATCCCGCCTACGGATCGGGTGCGGCCGGCTTCGAAAACTGGCGATTCTACCAGGTCTATGGCGAGCTTGAGTTTCGAATGAACAATCTCGCGCCGGAAGAGGAAGCGGTCGCGCGTCGCTATCTCGCGCAGCTTACCGCGCTCGAGCTCGGGGTCGTGCGCGCCGGCGACAATCTCGACACGGACCAGGCGGCGGTGTGGACCCGCAACCGGACGGAGATCGAGGACCGCGAGCGCCTGTTCGACCAGTGGCGCCGCCGCCTTGCCGCCTTCTTCGGTGTTCCGCCAGGTCCAGGGCTGCGCGACGACGGCATCGTTTTGGTGGTGTGATGCGTCAACGACACCTCCAGGACCGGGTGAGCTGGGCCTCCAACGTGTGTGCGCGCGCCACAGGGGACTGGGCCGACGCGTACCGCCCCTCGGGCGCTTCGGATCCGCTCGCTCCTGCCAACCGTTTTCTCCGTGTACCGGCGCTGTTCACCGGCGCGCGAGGCGGTTTCGAACGGCCCCAAGGCTATGGCGACACACTGGCGCACGGGATCTTTGACTACGCCTACACCCGGCCCGGCGACTACCTGGTCCAAGCGGACAGAACCTGGTTCGTCGCGACCCAGCCGCCGCTGTTGCCGGCGCTGTGCGTGCAGACCAGTCGCATCGTCTCGTTCGCCCGCCCGGCCGCTCCCGCCACCACTGGCGTGAACGGCTATGGCGGCGTGACCGCGTCGACTGTGACGCCCCTGCTCGCGAACTGGCCCGCCAGCGTGACCGGGTCCGCGGGCAGCGGCCAGCCGTCCGCGCAACTACCCAGCGATAGCAGCGTCCCGTTGTGGACGGTGCTCTTGCCGGCTCTGCCGGGTGTTGTGCTCCTGCCAGCCGACCTGATGAGCGACGACCTCGGCCGCACCGCCATCGTCGCCGCCGCGGAGCTGACCTTTCTGGGCTGGCGACTCACGGTGAAGCAGGCGACAACGTAATGGCCGACCAGTCCGACGTGGAAACCGCCCTTGTCACGCTCGCCTCGGCCGCGCTCTACCCGAGCGGCACGCAAGCGGCCAGCGTGCCGGGCGTGGATTGCCGGGTTTACCGCGGCTGGCCGAACGCGGCCGCTCTCGACGCCGACCTCCGGGCGGGGGTCGTGAACGTCACGGTCTTCCCAGGACAGGGTGGGCGGGTGACGACACGATACCAGCAGCAATGGGCCGCCAGCCCAACGCCGGCGACCCTAACCGCCTTGGCCTCCGGTCTGTCCGTCAGCTTCGGCGGAAGCGCCGATCTCGGCCAGCTTGCCGGGATCTTGGTGGACCAGCGCACATACGCCTATCGCACGCAACTCGGCGATACGCCGGCTGCCGTCGCCGCGAATCTGGCGACGCAGGTGCGCGCCGATCAGATCGTCCTGCTCTCCGGCGCCATGCTGACAGTGCCCGGAGCGGGCCGGTTGCTCGCGCGTGTCGTTGCCGACGCATCGGCGCGAATGGAGATTCGCAGGCAAGTGCAAACGTTTCGCGTGACGTGCTGGTGTCCGACGCCAGCGAACCGCGACACCACGGCGGTCGCGATCGACCAGGCCCTCGCCGGGATGCCGTTCATTGACCTCTCCGACGGCACCCAAGGTAGGCTGACCTACGCCGGGACAACAGTTTTTGACCAGTCACAGGACGCGCTGCTGTACCGGCGCGACCTGATCTATAGCGTGGAGTATGCGACCACGCTCTCGGCCAATCAGCCGGCGATGTTGTTTGGCCAAATCGATATCAACGCAGCGACAGTCCCTGCCTGAGCTGCGCATAGATCCCTAATCAAGCCCAGACGGGAGAGCAGATGGAGACGCACCTGGTCGTGGTGAGGCCGTTCGCCGGCCTCGCCCGCGGCGCCGTGGTCACGGACGCGGCGCGGATTGCCGAGATACTGAAGAGCGAGCACGCCCGCGACGTCGTGCGCGTGGTCGCGCCGAGGAAGGCCTGAACCCATGCCAATCGTACAGCAGGGAAGCGTCAACACCACCGCGCTGGTGGTGCCCGACCTCTACGTCCAGATCGTCCCACCGCAGAACCTGGTTCTGAACGGCGTCCCAACGAACGTGGTCGGCATCGTCGGCACAGCCTCCTGGGGCCCTGTCGGCCAGCCGGTGATCGTGGCCACGATGGCAGACTACGCCCAAGGCTTCGGGCCTATCAACGCCCGCAAGTACGACATGGGCACGCACGTCGCAACGGCCGTGCAGCAAGGGGCACAAAACTTCCGGTGCGTGCGCGCGACCGACGGAACCGACTCCGCGGCGCAGATCACGATACCGGGCACGACGGTCGTCATCACTGCCCTCTACACAGGGTCCCTTGGCAATCAGATCACCTTGGTCCTCAGCCCCGGCTCGAAGCCCGGCACGTGGCGTCTCACGGTCTCCTTGCCGGGGCTCCAGCCTGAACTCTACGACAACCTCGGCGGCAGTGGCGCCAGCTTCTGGACCGGGCTCACCGACGCGGTGAACCAGGGCCAAGGCCCCCAGCGCGGCCCCTCGCAGCTTATCGTCGTCAGCGCCGGCGGGGCGATCGTGGCACCGTCCCCGTTCGCGCTCACCCTCGGCACCGGCACTCCCGGAACGGACGGCGCTACCGGTGTGGCCGCGTTCCAGCTCGTTGGCGCCGACACGCCGCCCCGCAGCGGCATGTTCGCGCTGCGCGGTCAGGGTTGCGGGATCGCCCTGCTGGCGGATGCGGACGACTCGACTCAGTGGACCGCCCAGGCGTTGTTCGGACTCCAGGAAGGGATTTATATGGTCCTCACCGGCCCGGCCGGTGACACGATCAACAACGCGATTGCGACGAAGAGTCAGGCCGGGCTCGACAGCTATGCCGCGAAACTCATGTTCGGCGATTGGTTGTGGTGGTCGGACCAGGTCAACAATACGGTTCGTCTCGTTTCTCCGCAAGGCTTTGTCGCCGGCCGCCTCGCCAACCTATCGCCGGAGCAGTCCAGCCTTAACAAGCAGCTCTATGGCGTTGTCGGGAGTCAGAAGACAGGCACTCCCGGATCGGGACAGGCAAGCTCCTACTCCTCAGCCGATCTCGCGGCACTCCTCGGCGCCGGCATAGATGTGATCTGCAACCCGCAGCCAGGCGGTAGCTACTGGGGCGTGCGGGGAGGCCACAATTCGTCCTCCGATTCCGCGGTGAACGGCGACAACTACACGCGCCTGACCAACTACATCGCCGCCACGCTTGCCGCCGGCATGGGCACATACGTGGGGCAGGTCATCAACGCCGACCTGTTCCGTCGCGTCCGCGCCACCCTGCTCAGTTTCCTCCAGGCCATGCTTGGTCAAGGACTGCTCGGCAGCACTGACGGCAGCCTGCCCTACACCGTGGTCTGCGACACATCCAACAATCCCGCGCCCCGCACCGGCCTCGGCTATGTGCAGGCTGACGTGCAAGTGCAGTACCAGGGCATCAACGAGAAGTTCATCGTCAATCTCGAGGGCGGGCAGACGGTGCAAGTCGCGGTCCAGACGCTGCCGAGCGGGCAGCCTGCCCTCGCCGCCCAGTCCGCGTAAGGAGCGCCACGATGGCCACCACGTCCAATTTCTCGATCGGTCGCGACACGCAGCTCGTCGTGATCGGACCGACCGGGCGCGTCGACCTCACCCACGTCAGCAGCTTCGAGGCGCGCCAGATCACTCACTCCATCCGCGTGGACCGCCTCGACGGCGTGCCCATGGGCACGGAGCTGCCCAAGGGCTGGGAGGGAAGCTTCGAGATCGAACGAGGCAACTCCGCCCTTGACGACCTGATAGCCCTTATCGAGCAGCAGTATTTCAACGGCGCCACCGCGACGCCGGGAACGATGTACCAGTACATCTCGGAAACTGACGGCTCCACATCTACCTACCAGTTTGACACAGTGACCTTCAAGCTGATGAGTGCGGGCCAGTGGCGCGGCGATAACAGCGTCAAGCAGAAGCTCGAGTTCTTCGCAGCCAGGCGCAGGCGCATCTGATGACGCCCTCCGAAGCCGTTCTCGCCGGCGCGGCCGCTCCCGCCGTCACCGACGCGACCGGGCGGCGAATCGCGCTGCGCCGCCTGACCGCCCTCGACAAGCTCCGGCTTTTCAAGGCGGCTGGGCCGGAGCTTTCGCAAAACCAGCCTTGGTTGGGCATGGCCGTCCTCGCCTGCTCCGTGACCAGCATCGATGACGTGCCGGTTCCCGCGCCGGTGACGGAGCAGCAGATCGAGGCGGTGATCGCGCGGCTCGGTGATCCGGGCATCGCCGCGATTGCCTCGGCCCTCGACCCGGTGGCGCCCCCCGCGGCCAGGCAGGCGGCCGACGCGGGAAACTGAGCAGGCACCCCGACCTGATCGACTGCCTGTTCCTGGTCAGGAACGGGGTGCCCTTCGACGTTGCGTTCAGTCTCCCGGAGGACGAGCGACTCGCCTTCATCGTCGCGCTCGGCACCCTTGACGGTCGCGAGTTCGATTGGGCGGCGATGCGCTGGAAGGAGGGAAAGTGACAGCTCTCAAGGGTCTCGCCGAGGCATCGCGTGCGCTGGACCGGCTCGATCTAGCCCCGCTGGGACGCGACGCGCTCGGCCAAGCCGCCGACACCCTCGCGGGCGCGGTTCGGCAGGCGCTCTCCCATGCCCCTGGCGAGGACCACGCGACACCCTGGCTGCGCACCGGAAAGTTGCGGGCGTCGATCACGTGCGAGGCGACTGACACCGTGGCGGTGATTGGATCGAGCGACCCGGTTGCCGTCGATCAGGAGCTGGGCACGTCGGCCATACCGCCGCGACCGTTTCTCGCGACCGTCGCTGCCGCGGAGGCCGATGGCATCGCCCGCGGAGTCGCCGATCGCATCGGTGCCGGCTTAGAGGGCTGACCGTGATCGACGCATATACGATCGGCATCACGATCGCGCTCGAGGACGGCGTTTCGGCCGGTGTGGCGGCGATCAGGCAGGATCTCCTCGCACTTGATGGTGCGATTCAGGCCACCGCGGCAGGGCTGCTCGCGCTTCGGCGGTTGGGCGAGCAGGTGGGCGCGGTCGGGGGCGGGTCGTCCACCGCCGCCAGCCATGCCCCGTCCACTCTGCCGCCAGTAGGCGGGGCGCTTCCAGCACCGGATGCGGTCCCGCCTTCCGATACAGACATTGCACTCCGCCCAATCCCTGCGCCAGGCGCACCCCCGAACTATGCGGCGCCTCCCAAGGACGATGCCCGGCAACAAGCGATGCCGGCGCCGCCCCCGCGGCCCGTGTCCGAGCGGGTGCGCCAACATTCTCAGCCACGCGCGGCACAGCCGGTGCGGTCTCAGCCGGCC